AGAACCTTTTACAATCTTTTTATCGTGTTCGTAAAAACATGAACCTTCTATCGTCTTATTCGTATGAGTGTAAGGAATGTACTATAAAGAGGATCACGTCCAGAAGAAAGACTGACACAAGTAACTGGACATACCCTGATTGGTAGGGTACAATATATCCAGTTACTAAATATCCCTTGTTAATGTCAATGATTTCAATTGCTGCTTTGGCACTAGTTGTTGCCATATGCATATTTGCATTATACTTAAAATCTTATAACCCACATTAGAGGACTTATGCACGGAGACCTAGAACCAGAAGAGCATCATTGGCCTTCTCCTGAACATGTTAATGATTTATGGGAAGACATGGATCGGCTCAACGCATTATACGAAGAGATGATGTGGCCTCATGATGATGTATTAGAATTTATTCCTGATCATGCAAAGAGTAGGATTATTATTAGAAATAGATCGCAAGAGGAGAGAAATGCAAAATAATAATTTTACAGTTTATTCTAGAGAGGGTTGCCCTTATTGCACAAAGGTGGTACAAGTATTAGAGATGGCAGGTCTAAATCATGTAGTGTATAAACTAGGTGAAGACTTTGAGAGAGATGCATTCTATGGCCAGTTTGGTGAAGGATCTACATTTCCTCAAGTTGTATTAGATCAAACTAATCTTGGTGGATGTACCGAAACAGTTCACTATCTAAAGGAGAAGCAATTAGTCTAATGAAAGAAGATTTTGAAACCGTCTATGATATGATTGAACATGCCATTGAACTTGCGTTTGTTGGTAAGATGCAACTTAAGTTTTACGAGTTCTTACAATATCGTAAAACTAAGAAGGTAGAGATAGATGCTTTCCTTCAGAGTTCTACTGTGAAGGAAATTACTTCTCAGGTAATAGAACTTGAGGAGTATATAAAAGGCGGTTCAGATAATAATCATAAACAATTACGTGAGGCATATGGTCATATACCTAAACCTCAAGCAAGAAAAATAAAAGCATATCTTAATAAAATTGTTGAAGATGCAGTGAGGTATCAGTATGACAGAAGACCAGGAAGACGGAAAAAAGACTCTAAATAAAGACAAACCTCCTCTAGAAATAAACAGAGGAGTAGAACTATTACTCAGAAACAGGAGGAAACTACAACCAAAACCCAAAACCTTTCAGGTAAAATTCGGTAATCTCATTGCTCTATGGAATAGAGAAATTGTTTTTCACTTTGATTTTTACTTGGATATCCGAAAAAAATAAACATCTCTGGGAGGAGCATTATGTCAGAAACACTAGTAGTAACCTTGACGCTTACGACAGTTGTTGCTATTCTTGCATTATTAGTTGGAGGTATGATAGGATGGATGGCAAGACAACATTCATACGAAACAACTCCCCAAGTAATCTACACTCATCCAGAGATGTTTGATGCAAATGGGCAATTAGTTCCCGATGAAATTTTAGCTTTAAGAATTGAAACTCATGACACCAGCGAAGACAACGACGAGGAAGACTAGAGGACCAAAGTTACCTTCATCTTCTAAATCAACAAAGATACCTGCAAAGAAGAAGACCCCTGCAAAGAGGACTCCAGCAGCACCTAGAATCGATTCCTTGCCCACTAATCCTTTTATCCATGAAGTATTAGAGTTAGCATCTAAACAGCGTTCTAAGGCGAAAAAGGTAGAGGCACTGCAAGCATATGAGCATGACTCAATTAAAGCAGTTCTTATATGGAATTTTAATCAGACTGTAATTAGTTTGTTACCTGAAGGACCAGTTCCTTATGGTGATGGTGAAGATCAACAATTATTAAATGGTTCTCTCTCAGAAAATCTTGCTAGAGAAGCAGCAGGTGGTGAGACAGCAACCAGACAAGATCTGCAAGGACAAGGAAGAACTTCTTTACGTAGAGAATGGACTAAGTTATATCACTTTGTAAAGGGTGGTAATGATAAGTTACCTGGTATGCGTAGAGAGTCTATGTTTATTACTTTATTACAGCAGTTGCATCCCAGTGAGGCAGAGATTTTAGTTCTTGTTAAGGATAAGTTATTAACTGACAAATATAATATTACGAAAGAGATTGTTGCAGAAGCATATCCTGATATTGAGTGGAGTAATAGATCATGACAGCACCAGCAGCAAAAGTACCAGAAAAGAAACCTGAGAAGAAGTTTGATACTACTCCATACTCATGTGAAATAGTTTTAGAAAAAACTACTGTAGAAAAAGCAAATGATAGACAACTTCCTTCAGATGCTTTTAATGTATTCTATATTGTAGATGGTAAAGAACATTTAGATGTAACTCGTTCTGAGAAGATGGTAAATGTTTTTGATTTGTATTATGATAGGTATGGGAAAGGTGCGGTTCAGAAGATTGATTATGGTCATGGTACAGTAAGACCTAATTTGTGGGGTGCTAAACCACCAGCAAAGCAGAAGAAAAGAAGAAAGCCATGAGTAAAAATAAAGATAGAGATGAACTTCTTAGATCACAAATCAATGATGTGATTAGAGGAGAGATACAGGATGGTATCAATGAGTATATGGATTCTTCTGATGGTAAAGGATTCGGTGATGAAAAACTTAAGGTCAAGATACCACAGAGTGAGGTAGATAATATTCTTAAGGAGTATAAGAAGATTAAGAAAAGTCAGAGATCCAATATAGGACAGGTAAAAAAACTTGGTTTAGTTGATAAATATGGGAAACCTCTGTAATTATGGATAAAATTGATACACAAGGAATGAGTGGTCCTGCCACTCCTGGTGGTAGTGATAATATCTATCCTCATGATGAGAATGGAGAACCAATTCTACCTAGTGCTATTATCCGTCCCAATAGATTACATACTTCTCAAATGGTTAAGGAGTTGAAGATTCTTATTAATGAAGTTTTAGATGAACGTGAACATAAGAAGAGGTTAGCAGCAGCATATGATGATGTAAAACCATTACCACCATCATATTTTGATACAGATGCATTTAAGCATTCTGTTAATGAAGAAGAACCACCTTATCAAGATTGGAGTCAATGAGAACCCAAAGAAAAGAAAATTATTATTACGTTTTCTGGACTATAGCAATGATTGCCTTTATAGTTCCTCAAGTATTCACTGCATATGCATACATGAATATTAAATCTCTTCTTGAAAAACCTTTTAAGATAGAGATAGTTGAACCATCTAAAATTAAATTGGGGTTATGAGAATTGGTGTTATGTGTTCTGGCAACGGAACTAACTTTGAGAACATAATACGGTCAGTTACTAAGCATGAGGTTGTGATGATGATTCACAACAAGAAGGAATGTGGTGCTATTAAAAGAGCAGCAAAGTTTGGTATCCCTCATTGCTATGTTAACCATAAAGATGAAGATAGGATGATAGATCTTTTCAGAGTATGGAGAGTTGATCTTATTGTATTGGCAGGATATATGAGAGTGATTAAAAATCCTGATGCTTTTCCTGCACCTATCATAAATGTACACCCTTCTTTGCTACCTAAGTATAAGGGATTACATGCAGTAGAACAGGCACTAGAGAGTGGTGATAAAGTTACTGGATGTACTGTGCATTATGTGAATGAAGAATTGGATGGTGGAGAAGTTATTTTACAATCCGAAGTTCCTATTCTTCCTGAAGATGATGTTAAATCATTAACCAAGGCAATTCAGAGAAAAGAATATGCCATCTTACCTATTGTGATCAATGAACATTTGGAAAAACTACAAGCAAGTATTGCATGATAATATCTCACTTCATAATGAGGTAGGTAGTGTATGGGCACAGTGGGAAGGTAAGAAGACTAGTCTCCTGGCTAAGACATATACAAATAAATATCTTCTTAAATCTAGAGAGGTAGAGATCTGGAGTGATACTTCATGTATCTACAATAATATTTTATACCCTAAGACAGATGCCAAGGTTCCTTGTGGACTTCTTCCTTGTTTTGGTATGGATCTTATGGGGTTTAATCCTAATCGGGTTATTATAGTATTTGATTTTCAACATCCTATAGAGAACTTTCTATTTTCTGTGGATGGATTACCAAAACAAGAAGGGAATATAAGGTTCTTTGAGCCAGGTAATCATTTCTCAGAAAATATATATGTTGCTAAGTGTAAGATGGATGAAGTTGATGAACATTTAGAAATGTTTAGTAAGTATATTAAAATATATTGTGATATGTTATACTCTAATGAACCTTCTGGTCTAGATACTACAGTCTATAAAGATTTTGATGAGTATATGACTGACCTTGATCCTGTTGGAGGATATCTTACAGGACAATTTGGTAAAGAAAAATCTGAATCACTCGTAAACGACTTTCTATTCTCATACAAATGACACTAAGTACCAAGTATAGGTTAAAACTCACTGATATATGTTGTAGAATGATTACTACTGATGGAGTTCCAGTCACCTTAGAAGAAAGAATCTGGATGAATAAATTATGTGAACACAATACACAAGCAAAATCTATTGCTGAACAACTTCTTTGTCCCAATACTGTAGGGGAAGATGTTGCGTATTATGAATAAATTGTATCAGGGAATACACATTTACTTGCCTATATAGTATGTACGTGTTAGTATTAACACACATCGTTCATCCCATAAGGGACGCAAGTAAGCCGACTCGGAACGGAATCGTTCATCCTCTTTGAGGACGCAAAAGCCGACTAAAGGAACGGATTAAAACCCCTACTACTTTGGAGTAAAGCCAATGGCAAAAGTCACTTACCGTGGAGTCGAGTACGACTCTGCAGAGTACAACAAGAAGGTACTCGCTGAAGCAGCACAGCACAGAAACTTCGATCTAATGTATCGAGGAATCAAAGTTTCCAAGAAACTTACTGCTGTATAAGAGAGAAGGGGGTTTACATACCCCCTTTTTTAATATATAATTTAAATGGAGACATACTATGGGAAACCTTCACATGAGAGAACAATTAATTAGAGCAGTATTATCTCATGCTCATGGAGAGATTGAAAAACATAAGGCTAATGTTAATGTTTATCTTGAACATCCAGCAGGTATAGGAGAGCATTCAGATATTACCGAAGCAATTCAATGCGAGATAGATAAGATCGCAAGATATCATGACCAGGTAGAAGTTATAGAAAAATATTTTGCTTCTAAGAGATAATGGATAGAGAAAAATTGAAACTTATTGTAAAGAATCTCAAGTTGCTTGTAGATTCTTTAGAATCTGAAGTGAATTCAGATACTGATGAGTATAAGTATGAAACCTATACTCAGGTAACCCAAACATTACCACTTGACGATTACGATGAGGTCTTTGATGGCGAAGATTAAATTAGTTAGTGCAACACCTGATGCTGAACAACACATGGCATATGTTGCTCGTGTTTCTAACCCTAAGAACCAAGACAATGATAAGTTTGCTGGTCTTCTTAAGTATTGTATCCAGCACGGTCACTGGAGTGTCTTTGAGCAAGCATTCATGACGGTAGAGATCAATACTACCAGAGGACTTGCTGCACAGATACTACGACATAGATCATTTACTTTTCAGGAGTTTAGTCAGAGATATGCTGACACTAATTTACTTGATAGTGTAATCCCTATTCCTGATCTTCGTAGTCAAGATAGTAAGAACAGACAGAATAGTAACGATGACATACCGCAAGAGAAGAAGAAGGAGTATCAAGCACTTATCTCTAGGCATTTTTCTGAGGCAATGGATTTATACAATGCGTTGTTACAAGAGGGAGTTGCAAAGGAGTGTGCGAGATTTGTTCTCCCGTTAGCAACACCTACAAGAATCTACATGACTGGTAGTGTACGTTCATGGATACACTACATTGATCTGCGTTCTGCACATGGAACACAGAAAGAACACATGGATGTAGCAGAGGGAGTTCGTAGTATATTTACCGAACAGTTTCCTGTTGTTGCAGAAGCCCTTGAGTGGGCTAAATAACTACCCCCTATTGTATTCATATGGCAACATATCCTGTCGTTAATCAGCAAACTGGTGAGCAGAAAGAAGTTATTATGAGTGTTCATGATTGGGATCAGTGGAAATCTGATAATCCAGAATGGACAAGAGATTTTTCCGATCCAAGTACATGTCCTGGTGTAGGAGAAGTTGGTGAGTGGAGAGATAAGTTGCATAATAAACATCCTGGATGGAGTGAAGTATTAAAGAAATCAGAAAAATCTGCAGGTATTCAGGGTCGTTTAGCAAAGAGGGGAATCGTTTAGTATGCCACGTAAAAAGAAAGCAGACACACAACCAATCGGTGTAGGACTCACCGCAAAACAGATGAAGAGGAAGAAACCAATAAACACGGATTTCTTAAGAGACATAGATCCTCTTACAGAAAATCAACAACTCTTATTTAATGCATATGAGAGTGGAAAGAATCTTGTTGCCTATGGTGCAGCAGGTACTGGTAAGACATTCATCACTCTTTATAATGCACTAGCAGATGTTTTAGATCCTACTACATCATATGAGAAGATCTATATTGTAAGATCACTTGTTGCTACTAGGGAGATTGGATTCTTACCTGGTGATCATGATGATAAATCAAATCTATATCAGATACCATACAAGCATATGGTTAAGTATATGTTTGAGATGCGTACAGATGCAGACTTTGAGATGCTGTACGGTAATCTAAAAGCACAAGGCACAATTGATTTCTGGAGTACCTCATTTATTCGTGGTACAACATTTGATAATGCTATTATAATAGTAGATGAATTCCAGAACCTTAACTTCCATGAACTTGATAGTATAATCACAAGGGTTGGAGAGAATACTAAGATAATGTTCTGTGGTGATGCAACTCAGACTGACTTGGTTAAGCAGAATGAGAGAACTGGTATTAGTGATTTCATGCAGATCCTTAGAGTCATGCCATCAGTTGATATTATTGAGTTTGGTGTACAGGATATAGTAAGATCAGGATTGTGTAAGGAGTATCTATTATCTAAATTGGAACTTGGTTTATAGATGCAGTTTCCTATATTATGCTTTGATGATTTCTATAAAGATCCTGATAAAGTAAGAGAGTGGGCATTAGGTTTAGAATATACTAAACATAAGGGAACTTATCCTGGTGTAAGATCTCAATGTCTAAGTGGTATTGATAGGAATTTTTACGAGGTTTCTTGTCGTAAATTCTTAGGAATGTTTGATGACTTTGATAAACCACCAGACCAAGTTAGTTTTAAGATAAGAACTTACTTCCAAAAGATATGGAGGTTTTCTTCTGACCCTAATAGTATTAGGAATAAAGGATGGATTCATACTGATGGTAATGTATTATTAGCAGGAGTTGTATATCTAAATCCTAATTCGGATCCTAACGCAGGAACGTCTATTTACACTAAGAAAAAAGATGCTATAATACCAGAGTGGATGAAATATGAAAAGGGTGTTCCGAACAAATCTAAATTTATTCAGGATGTTCTTCAGTCAGATACTTCTTCTCCTTTAGATTCTATTAAGGATTATGATAAAGGACTTAAAGAAAATAATGATATGTATGAATTGACATTAGAAATCAAGAATAAGTACAACAGAATGATTGCCTATGATGGGGATCAATGGCACGGTCAGAGTACTTACTGGATGGATAATGAAGAATGTAGATTGACACAAGTGTATTTTGTAGAACAATTAAATTGTTTTAACCAAAAATTTCCTAATGTAAGATGTGAACGGTATGGTATTTGAGCATTGTAATCACTTAGGTGATATTGAATTAGAAAAGAAAGAAACTCCTGGTTGTAGACTTTATCAAGTTCCTTCTGGAGAGTGGGTTCCTTCTATTACTTCAGTAACATCCTTTTACAATAGGCAGATCTTTATTGACTGGCGTAAGCGAGTTGGTATTGAAGAAGCAAATCGTATTACTAAGAAGGCAACTGCTCGTGGAACTGATTTCCATGAGGCAGCACAGGCATATCTAGAGAATAAAGAACTTAACTGGGATGATTATAAACCAGCAACTAAGTTCATGTTTCATCATGCTACACCATATCTGGATAAGATAAATAATATACACGCTATAGAAAGAACCCTTTACTCTGAGTACCTTGGTCTTGCTGGAAGAGTTGATTGTATAGCAGAGTATGAAGGTGAGTTAGCAGTCATAGATTTTAAGACATCTGAAAAGATTAAACCTGAGAAATGGTTGGAAAACTATTTTGTTCAGGAAACATTTTATGCAGCAGCTTACTACGAATTAACTGGTATCCCTGTCAAGAAATTGATCACCCTTATGGTAACTCCTGGTGGTGAAGTCAAGGTGTTTGACAAAAGAAACAAAGGGGATTATATTAAACTTCTAGTTCGTTATATTAAAGAGTTTGTTAGTAACCACACTGGGGCAAAAAATGACGAAGAATGAATTAGAAAAGGTGATGGAGAGTAAATTTTTCTGTCCTACTAAGTTTGCACAGGAGATAGAAAGTCTTGTCTTACATAATAATGACATGAATTACATAGATGCTATCGTTCATTTCTGTGATAAGAATGGTGTTGATGTAGAGTCAGTTCCTAAACTTATTTCTAAACCTCTTAAAGAAAAAATTAAGTGTGATGCACAAGAACTTAATTTTATGAAGAGAACGACTAGAGCAAAATTACCTGTTTGATCATGCCAACTAAATCTGAATTGACACACTATCGTCTCCAAGCAATGTTAAGGGAGCATAGTTTTACTGATCTTGAGTACCTTGGAGACTTGCCTGGTAAAGGTCACACATATAGAATAGGGGAGCATGAAGTTCCTGTAGATTGGATTGATGAATTAGAAGGTGTAGAAGAAGAAGATGATGCCCTTTGATGCTTACCGTTGTTATCTCTCTCTAAAGAATCACTTTACTAAAGATAAGTATGATTATCATAAGTATGCTGGTAAAACTAGAGCAACTAGACAAGCTTTCTATAAGAGAAAGGATAGATTTTGGTTTGAGAAGTTTGCACGTCAGAAGACTGATAAAGAAGTAGAAGAATTTTTTGTATCTAACTTTGTCAGTACTACTGATCCAGGTACAATGTGGATTGGTGATATGATAAAGAATGGAGAAGCAAGGTATGTTGATTGGAAAAAGAAAGTAGAGTCTCTTTCATATAATTTTAAGGAAGAAACTAGTTCTCTTTTTGCTGATGGTAATTTCGATGCAATGTTTTATGTTGATGGGTCAAGGCATCCAGATATTCTGAAAGAGTATTTGGGTGGGAAGGTATCACTTGAAACTATGGTAATATGTGATAGAATATTAGGGTATAGGGAAGAGTGGGATAAGAAACTAGATGACCCTGTATGGGAAACCGTCAGTCTAAAAATAAAAAAGTATAAACCTTTCCTAAATATAAATGTATTCCGCTATAAAAAAATCTTACAGAAAGTAGTATTATGAGTTTTTTTCAATCTGAAGTTGTTCGTGCTGAAATGGCAGAGATTCATGAACTCCAAGAGGAGGTCTATAGTAATGTCTTTAAGTTTCTGACTATGAGTAATGAAGATAAGGCATATCATATTGATATCCTGGAAAAACTTGTTGATAAACAACGTGTAATGTATACTCGTTTGTCTCTTTCTGATGATCCCGAAGCAAAGAAAATGAAAGAGCAGATCATTGAGTCTGCATCTATGGTGGGCCTTCCTAAGAATTCCGACATCAATAAGATGTGGGATGATATGAATGAGATGGTTAAGATGATGAAACAACAGATTGACAAAGAATCTGAATTTTGATAGTATAGTAGAGTACTTAAAAGCCAAATCTAAAAACAAATCTAATGTCATTTAACGACTTAAAAAAGCAGTCCTCTCTAGGATCTTTAACTCAAAAACTAGTTAAGGAAGTGGAGAAGATGAATACTACTAGTGGTGGAGGTGATGATCGCCTTTGGAAACCAGAAGTAGATAAAACAGGTAACGGTTATGCCGTTCTCCGTTTCTTACCAGCACCAGAAGGGGAAGATATCCCTTGGGCAAAAGTGTATTCACATGCATTTCAAGGACCAGGTGGTTGGTACATTGAAAACTCTTTGACCACAACAGGTGGCAAGGATCCAGTCTCAGAGCACAATCGTGAACTCTGGAACAGTGGTAATGAATCCGACAAGGATGTTGTTCGTAGACAGAAGCGTAAGCTTTCCTACTATGCAAACATCTATGTCGTAAAAG